GGAGATTTCTAATTCTCGATTTTGACGGTGAGGCAAAGATAACATTATGGAGATTTCTAATATTGATACCAGTAGAAAATGTTCCATAAGAAGCAACGATTATAGCGTTGTTTTCTTTTTCAGTAATCTCCCTAATCAATTCTCTTTCTTCAGCATCCACTCCACCATGGACAAAAAATACTTTATGATTATCTGTCTTATTTGTATTTATTAAATTATATAAGACCTGTCCATGTGCTTCTACTCTACTATACAATAAAAGAGTATTACCTTTAAGATCTAATGCTAAATTTTTAAGAAAATTATTTCTTTGTTCATGACTTATTAAATATTCTATTTCATCCGGATAAGTTTCAAATTTTTGAGGAGGATGTTTCAATACAAGACATTGAATATCCAGTTGGGCAAGATGACCTTGCTTCATCAATTCATCAGTTTTAGTTACTTTATATGAAGGACCAAATAATCCTTCCAATACCCACTTATGAGTTTGTGTACCATCAAGTGTTCCAGTAAATCCAAACCTATACTTAGCATGATGTAATTTTGTCATTATAGATATAAGTGACTTACTCTTAAATAAATGAGCTTCGTCGCCAATAACTACATTATAATCTTCAAAAAAGGATCTTTCTAATTTGTAAACAGATTGCCAGGTTGTAATAGTAACAGGCAACTCATTTATTTTTTCTTTTCCGGCATATATTCTATGGCAATATGACTCAGAATTCCAACCATAATCAAAAAAGTCTTTATACATCTGCTCTACGAGAGATGTCGTGGGAACAACTAAGAGGATTTTTTGTCCTTTCTCTACATAATACCTTACAAGAGCGTAAATCATCAAAGATTTGCCTGAAGCAGTGGGTGATATCAATAGCTTTCTATTATGTCTTAATGCATCGTATACTCCCTCCACTTGGTATTTCCGTGGAGAATGCTTACAAATAGATTGCATATAATCTTTTACACCTTCATAAGAAATCCCATCGTTTATTTCAAATGGGGTTCCATAATATTCATTATCCTGAAATTTATAACTATAATCGTGCTTATTACAAAATGCTACAATTCTATCTAATAGACCAACATAAATTCTTTTCGATCTTAAATCGTATAAGTGTATCTCTCCATTCCAATTTCTTTTTCTATACTGAGGCATGAATTTTGCACCTTCTACCTCAAAGGTGAAATAATCCCTCAGTTCATATTCTATATGAGGTTCAGCATTAATCTGTAAAAAGACTTCGTTCGCTTTGCCTATAATAACATTAGCCGAAGTATCAATCACCTACACCATGCATCTATGGGTATTTATTAAGGAATGTCAAGGTTTATTTAATATGAATATTAAACGAAATTGATATTCTATCTTTATTACTCATATTTTCTTTTACCTTATGTTGTATATGAGAAGGAAAAAGAACCATATATCCTTCTTTAGGTTCTAGATAAAATGATTCATACTTATTGAAAGATGCAGTTAAGTCATCATTATATGCCCGCATAGTAGAAAATTCAATAAATGTATTGGGATTTTTAAATACTAACTCTCCAGAATCTTTTGGAACGTTAATCCAAAAAACTCCAGATAATGAAGACCCTGGATGATAATGTAAACCATTTGATCCTCCTTTAGAATTTATATTAATCCATGCATTTGAAATACAATATTGGCTTCCTTCTTTAAGAATTTTTCTATTATCAAAATAAGAATTTATGGATGAAAAAATTATTGAAGATATTAAATTATCTTCTTCCATATAATGATCGGACGAATGCCAAGAGTTTCCGTAATTAGACCTACCTTCCATTCCTGCTGGATATTTTTTCTTTTCACTATAACAAAAATTTACTAACTCTTTTTTATTATAATCAATAGATTTAAAATCATGTAGGATAGTAGGAAATATTATTATCATTATTTCAATTCATTCATGTATCTAAAATTATTTATTGGGGTCTTTTAATATTCCAATTTAATGACATTGTATATCTATCAAAAGGCAATGGAGATGTCGGTGCAGTATGATATAAATGTCCAGGAAATATTAATAAACTATTTTGAGGAGCTTTAATAAACCTATCTTTAAATAAAGTACCGTTACTAAAAAAAGGAAAGGTTTTCATATAATATACACCAGCATAATCCACTGGATGATTATGCCACATAATGTTTTTCATTTTACCATGAGTTAAAAGAAACCATGATATATCCCATTCTAAAGATTCTCTAATCACATTTTCAGCATTAGAAAGAAATATTTTATGTATCCACTCAAATTGTAATTCTGGTTGTAAAGGGTGAGATTGTTTTCCAGGATTATCAGGTCCTAAATTCAATAATAAAGGTTTGCAATCTTTTATTAATTTTTTTCTTTCTTCTTCTTTAAGAATATTTTTAATAAGATGTATATTCATCCAAGTCCAGATTGAAATCTCATAAACTCAATTGCATTCTTAATTTGATAGGTTCTATTCTGCACCACTTTAAGAATGCTTTCAATGTATGTAAGCATTGTATCATAGTAATCTATCTTTAAAGAAGTATTAGATAACTTTTCATCTGCATCCAAATACTTCTGCATCGTATCCTTATCTCTTATCTTCTTTGGAAATGGATTTTCTATATAAACGTCAGGGTCTGCTTTCCCACTAAAATACTCATACCGTTCATGACGGATGTTCTTCCTTTGCTGTTCTGCTTTCTTTCTTAAAAGGAATATAGTATTATATAATTCAAAATATTTCGCATGAAGAGAAGGGATATTCAATGATTCTTCGTGTAGATTATCTCTGTCTATCTTTGCATCTTTTTCCCACATCTCTTGAATTGCTTCAAGACTTAGACTCATAAAACATCGCCACTAATATCAGTTATATTGTAGATAGTATACTTGAAACCTACCTCTGCTGTAAAGTAGTTTACATCTGTCTCTGTAGCATCAAAATTCAAAGTTGTCAAGGAGTAAGGCCATAGATCACTAAAAACTATTTTAAATAATGCATTATTACTACTTCCCAGGACAGTTAAAGTACCATCAGAATAAATGTTCATTAATCCTGAATTTTTACTACCAATATCCTTTTCATCTTGAAGTTTATATATTTCATCTAAAGTTTCTGGAAAACCTAAACCTCTTATCCAATTCTGTAATTCCATGTAATTTTTTAAATCTTCATCAACCAAGAAACGAATAGTAAAATCATCAAAAACTATTTTATCGCCAGGAGTTGGAATATCCTTTAGATATGTTGGTTGAGTTGCTTCACCTAAAGTAATTCCAGGAATGTTCGCTGCATTACTAAAGAAAGCAACTTTAGGAGATCTATTTACTGTTAATCTAAACCCAGTAGGTGCTAAAAAATTTCTATTTTTTATTTGGGTTTTATATGCATTTGATACTTCAGTCATTAGTTCAGGCAGGTCTCCTTAGCTATTTAGTTCTCTGAGTAAAATCAATGCCTTCCATATGATCATACTCATGTTGAAAGATTCTCGCAATATATCCAGTCAGTTTTACTTTATGTTTTTCTTTATTTTCATCTTCATATTTAACTACAATATTACTGGGTCTAGAAATATCTAAAAATAACTCTGGATAGGACAAACATCCTTCTTCCATTATTACTTTATCTTTAGACTCTTTTATAATCTTTGGATTAAAACAAGTAATAGTTTCTTGAGTATCCATATCAGATATCATTACAAACACTCTTTCATTTATACCTATTTGATTAGCAGAAAGTCCCACTCCATTATGATGGAACATATTCTCTTTTAAATTTGATGATAATTCTGAACGATTTAAATTATAACTACATTTCTTAATAGGTTGATGTAGTAAAATATCATTCGATGGGATCAACTTCTTTAACATTATCTCTACCCATTTGCTCTTCAAGTTTTGCTTTGGCAGCTTTAACACCAGCAAGTCTCACTTCAAGAGTATCCTCAAAACGAGTATACATCTTGAGTTGCCATTCCCGATATTCTTTAATACTTTTTTTAACCTTACAAAACATTTTATTTAACACAACTTAACCTTATTTAGTTTATAAGTTTATTCCTAATTCATCATCAATATATTCTTCTATTAATTTTTCTGCTTGTTCTCTCAAAGGTATCATATTCATTCGATGATAAACAAAATGTGCTACTTCTTGAATTTGTTGTTTATTCAACTCTGGATGTAACTCAGAAATAACTCCCTCTATCTTCAGGGATACTGTAGCATCTGTAATTAATTGCGCCATTTAGATTTTATTTATGCATAAAAAAAAGACCCTCCCGAAGGAGAGTCTCTTAATCTAAGACCAAATAAAGTCTCTACTTCCACCAATCTTACGTTTGGATGGTTGCCCAATCGTAGGTGGCCAATGGACACTTTCAGTTACCTCATCACCGTGCTTGTTAACTTCAACCCCGGTCTCAGATGTAAAAGGACGATACTTGTTAGCCCATGTTCTAAGAACTCTACCTTTTTTATCAGTGGAGTATCCAATAACATCAAATCTATCATCATACCCAAAATTTATCTTACAAAGTTTATCAAACTGTCGCGTTCCTAATCCATTTGGATAATGTTCACGACAATATTTTAAATTTGGATCTTTGTTGAGGATATGAATGGAATCTTCTTTATCTAAAACATCCCATAAACGATGCCGTTCTTCTGGTATCTCACGCCAGAGAACTTCTTTAACTTCATAAGTGTGAACCATGTTTTTTTCACAGTTAATTAAAATGTAGCCGACTAAACTACCCTCATAATATAACATAAAAAAAGGACCCCGTAAAGGGGTCCTTGAGTAAAGGATATATATCCTTCTGTCTTACATAAGGTTCTTAACAGCAACACGTCTGTAGTAGCGGTTGTTGTTAACAGTAAGTAGTCCGTTACCGACTGTTGTTCCTTCAGCGAATGGGTTAGCAACAAGACCGTAACGAGTCTTAAAGCCAATTTTAGGCTGGAAGGTGTTTTCTCCCACTGCACGAACCATCTGTAGTGGAACGTATGGGCAGTAGAATAAACCAGCGTCATAAGGTGAGGAACCTTTGTAACCAACGACATAATACTGGTTACCTGGTGATGCGTTAGCACTTGTTAGGTTAGCAGCATATGGGTCAATGTAGACGCGATACTTACCTTGGAGTACACCAGCGAAGGTGTTACCAGTGTCGTCAACATTGAGGTTAGCGTTGAGAGCAGGTGTATAATCCAGAACACCAGCCATGGTTAGAGCACTAGCAACGTCTGCAGAGCAGAGGATGATGTTGCCCTTTCCGCGACGAGTTCTTTG